ACCTGGGCAAAGAAGTACAAACACTTAATGGGGCAAGAAACTCCTACTGTATTAGCAAATAAGATTGTTGATATATTAAGAACAGATAGCAATCCAGAAGGATTGTTTCTTCACCCTATGAGTAAACAAAGACAACACTTATGTTTTACTGGTGGTGAACCTTTGATGGTTACAGGACAGGCGGCAAGTGTTGGAATATATGAAGAACTTGAAAGACAAGGTAACTTGCCTGATAGCATGACGTTTGAAACTAACGGTACACAGAAGTTAAGAGATCCGTTTAAGGAATGGGTAAAAAGAATTGATGAAGAAGTATTCTTTAGTTGTAGTCCTAAATTATGGACAGTAGCAGGTGAAGAAAGTAAAAAAGCAATTATTCCAGAAGTAGTTGGCGAATATGCAGAACTATCTAAAGCAGGACAATTAAAGTTTGTTGTTGGTTCTGAACAAAGACAATGGGATGAAATGGATTCTGTTATAGAGAGATTTAGAGCAGAAGGCGTTGAATGGCCTGTATGGGTTATGCCTGTAGGAGCCAGAGAAGAAGAGCAAACTGCAACGGCAGGCGATGTTGCTAAATTGGCTTTTCAGAGAGGATATAATGTGGCGGCACGAGTACACGTTTACTTGTTTGGTAACGCCATAGGAACATAATATGATATTTTGGATTGGTTTCACAGTTATGGTATTGAACGAAGGGTTCGTGATCATGAGACACGTACACCCTTGGTTTGCACGTAAGAGAGAAGCACTAATGGCCAAGTATGGAAGTAATTGGAAACGTTTCCATGCCGCATTAGATTATGTATGGATAGGTGGTGTTACGTTAGGTATAGCGGTAGACATTGCCAACTGGAAGTTATATTTTACAGTACTGATGACCTTTTGGACAGTTGTAGGTGTATGTGTGTATCTTCCATTACTTGTTAAGAAGTTAAGAAAGAAAAAAGTAAAAGTCGAAAATGAAGATGTACACTTACATTCAGACGGTATATATCCATATAATGAAATAAAAAAGGTACAAGACGAAGTGGAACGTAAAAAGAAAAACAAAAACAAGCAACTTGACGAAGATGCTATTAGAAAGGCAGGATGGTGAATATGTTAGATAAAATGAAAAATATGTTTAACAAAACTAAAGGCAACAACAAAAAAGAACTTACACATCGTGAACTTATGGAGCAAGAAAAGAAAGCGGCAACTAAGGCTAAGAAACCTTGGGTTGCAGTTTTAGATACTCACGTAAATCAAAACGATATTAAGAACGGTTTTTTTGAACTCGATTGGAATAATGAATTCATTGAGCAATTATTAGACGCAGGTTATAAAGGCGAAAGCAACGAACAAATTGTAGACGCATGGTTTAAAGATATTGCTAGAAATGTTTTATCAGAAGGTGGTTATGATCCTAACAGAGGTGCAGGTCATATAAACATCGTTCCAAGAGAGGACGGCAAGAGTGAAGCGTCCTAAATGGAAAGAACTTCTAGCAGGTAAACAACCTAATAGTTTCAGTATTACTAACAACTGTCAAGTATTCACAAGGCAATGTGAATCACAGCCTGCTTGGATAAGTGCAATCAACACAGAAGTATTAGTCAAACGTAATAAATCTCATTTACTAATAAGTGTAGGTGAAAGTTGGACCTATGGTGATAACTTTCAAGGCGTACAAAGTGGACAGGGCAGAGACGATCCTTTTTATAGATTAGATCATTGTTTTAGTGGAATCATGGCTAAAGCATTAAACAGTGATTTACTACTATCAGCAGTACCAGGTAATTGTAATCAACATCATATGCATGATCTAGATAGATTGCTAGAGGAATATCATACTGCATATGAAAAAATTACTGTGGTAATGCAACTTACAAGTCCAGGTAGAGATAATTCAGAACATCATGACTACTATACCAATCTTAAAGGATACGATTTATTATATTCAAAACAAAAAACAATTGATCCAATTCTGTCAATGAAAGATTGGTTTGAACTGTATGACGAAATGATGTTGTCCGAATATGATCGAATACTCAAATCATATACAAATGTAAATGGTATCATTTGGAAAAACTTTAATAATTTTCTGGTTGACTTTAGTAGCGATTCGTTTATAATAGTAGAATGTCCGTGGGTAGAACATACAGCCAAAATGCATGGTATCAATATAAAGTTACCGTGTATGAACGAAGCGGGTTGGTGGGAAGCACACTATAAGACATACGGAAACTTTGAACAAAACACAGATGAGAAAATGGAACAATTGAATAGATTAGAAGAAAGCACAAAATTACTTAATTACAGTAGTTGGAATGGCTTTCATCCTAAAGAAATTTATCATCTTGCTTGGGCATCACACTTATTAGATAAAGGCAAACTATTATGAAATATGCACTTATAGATACTGCAAATACATTTTTTAGAGCAAGGCACGTTGTAAGAGGCGACTTAGATACTAAAGTAGGTATGGCATTCCATATTACACTTAACAGTTTAAAAAAGATCTGGCATGAATTTGATGCTGATCATATTGTATTCTGTTTAGAAGGCCGTAGTTGGCGTAAAGACTTTTATGAGCCATACAAAAGAAATAGGCAAGAATTTAGAGATGCACTTACTCCATCACAACAAGAAGAAGAAAAAGTATTCTGGGAAACGTTTGATGCATTTAAAGAATTTGTAACTACTAAAACTAATTGTACAGTATTACAACATAGTCAATTAGAAGCAGATGATTTAATTGCTGGTTGGATACAACTTCATCCTGAAGATGAACACGTAATTGTATCTACAGACGGAGATTTTGCACAACTAATTTCACCTAAGGTTACACAATATAATGGTGTAAGCAATACTATTATTACACATGAAGGTTACTTTGATGATAAGAAAAGAGAACCTATCATTGATAAAAAGACAGGTAAGGCAAAAGAGGCTCCTAATCCTGAATGGTTACTATTTGAAAAGTGTATGAGAGGCGATACAAGTGATAATGTGTTTAGTGCATATCCTGGTGTAAGAGTAAAAGGTACAAAAAACAAAGTAGGCTTACAAGATGCTTTTGAAGACAAAGAATCCAAAGGTTACAACTGGAACAATCTGATGTTACAACGTTGGGTTGATCATGAAGGTGTAGAACATCGTGTGTTAGATGATTACAATAGAAACGTTACTTTGTGTGACTTAACTGCACAACCTGGTAACATCAGGCACATTATACAAGACGTGATTGAAGAAGCAACTCAATCACCTAAAACTATTAAACAGGTTGGACTAAGACTGATGAAGTTCTGTGCAGTATATGACTTGCAAAGAATTTCCGATAATGCTCAGGCTTATGCTGAACCATTACAAGCGAGGTACCCAGAATGAAATCTTTAAAAGCAAATGAAATTTTAAAAAACAAGTTTTGGATTATTGAAGATAAAAATTCAAATGAAAAATTAGGAACATTATCTAGAGAATCTGATAATCGTTATATGTACAGTTGCGATACAGGAAGTTATTTGTATGATAACAAAGGCCAAGTTGAAAAGAACTTAGGCACAATACTATGGAGTAAAGCAACTATTAGTGATAGTGTGCCTGAAAAGACCATATATGACTTGCCAACAAGTACTACTCCACATAACAGTATGTATGATGTAAAACGTAAGTTTGGATTATTTACAAAGAGTAAAAAGTCTAAAAGTTTATATTGTGCAGGTTATTTTTGTATTCACTTTGAAAAAGGTTGGGTAAAAAGTTTTTGCCCTAAATTAGTTACACTTGAAAAGTATGAATACAGTGGTCCATTTAAAACAGAACTAGAAATGAGACAGGAGTTAAGTCGTGTCAACAAATAAACCACTTAATACTATTCCTTTACAACAGTTCATAGAACGTGTTAAAGGTGCTGAAAATAGCAAATCTAATAGTGTTAATTTAACTATAAGCGAAGCAAAAAACCTTGCATTTACAATAGGCGCAGTAATGTCTAGATTGCATGGTGATCTTGAAAAACTAATCCACGAAAAGAACAATACAGAAGAAGTAATCAACGTTACAGTTGATGGTGGATCTACAGACTGGAAGTAAACTACGCATATAACCCTCTCTTTGAGATAAATAATATTGAAGAGAAATTATATGAGTAGACCTAAACCAAATATATTATTAGAGTACGTTAATAAGAAAACCTATAGAACAGAGCAAGTTCTACAGGCTAGAGCCATATGGGCAGTATTCTATCAAAACAAACCTTTTAATTTAAAGTCAGCAAATATCCTGACTAATTATCCAGGACCTAAATATAAGAAAGTTTCATTTTCTAATCCAGGCCATGCACACAATCTTGCAAAGAAACTTAACGATATGTTCAACACTACTGAATTTGAAGTTGTTGAATTAGTTGAAGGCCAAATAGTCAAAGAAGAATAAAATGAACTGGAAAGAAACCTACACCAAGGTATTCTTAAAGGCGGCAGGCATAGGTATTTCAGATAGTACTCTAGCAGAGTATATGCCCCTTTGGTGGCAAAATACCAGATCCAAAGAAGCAGGTGGACTTAGACTTACCGATGATGGTATGATGTTCTTAATGGAAAAATTAGAACTACAAACATATGAAATTCCATTTCCTCCCGATTTCAAAATTACTACCCAAGTAATAATATTTTTGGACAAGTTTATAGACTGTCCATATTATATCACTAACCAAAGTATCACAGTTACCAGTGAAAAAAAGAGTATGGAACTGCATCTTTTTAGTGGAGATGTCCGTAAATATGGTCTTGCCAAAGCATTAAAACGGGCAGATGATCACGTAAACACTTGATTTTATTAGATATTTTTTTTGGAAAAAAGTTAAAAAAAAGGTTGACCTTTTGATATAACGGTGCTATTATATAAACATACTTAGAAATTAAGTATGGCACTGAGATAACATAGAAGGAGTACAACATGGAAAACATCGCAGTAAGACAAGTTGGTCCAAACAATGCTAAAAAGGCAATCGTTAGGGCATTCAAAAAGAAACGTCCACTTTTTATTTGGGGACCTCCAGGTATTGGTAAGTCGGACATTATTCAACAAATTAAAGACGAAATGGAAAAATGTCATTTGATTGATATTCGTTTGTCGTTATGGGAACCTACAGATATTAAAGGTATGCCATATTATGCGGCGAATGATAATATAATGAAATGGGCACCTCCGGCAGAATTGCCAGATGCCAAGATGGCTAAGAAATATAAGACCATCATTCTTTTCCTAGATGAAATGAATTCGGCGGCGCCGGCAGTACAGGCGGCCGCTTATCAATTAATCCTAAACAGAAGGGTTGGTACATATACGTTACCTGATAATGTTTTGATTGTTGCCGCTGGTAACAGAGAAGCAGATAAAGGTGTAACATATAGAATGCCTGCTCCGTTGGCTAACAGATTTGTACACTTAGAAATGAAAGTGGACTTTGATGATTGGTTCCAGTGGGCAGTAACTAATGACATTCACCCTGATGTTGCAGGTTATTTGCAATTTGCTAAGAAGGACTTGTATGATTTTGATCCTAAGTCACCAAGTCGTTCATTTGCAACACCTCGTTCTTGGTCATTTGTTTCCGAGTTACTCGAAGACGATGATGACGAGAATACCACTACAGATCTTGTAAGTGGTGCAGTCGGCGAAGGACTTGCCGTTAAGTTTATGGCTCACCGTAAGGTTGCTAGTAAACTGCCTAACCCAACAGAAGTTCTGAAGGGTAAGGTTAAAACACTAGATACCAAAGAAATCAGTGCCATGTATTCCTTGACGGTATCCTTGTGTTATGAACTAAAAGAAGCAAACGACAAAGGAGATAAAGACTTCCATAAGAAAGTCAATAACTTCTTAACGTTTTCGATGGATAACTTTGATACTGAATTGGTCGTTATGGGTATTAAACTTGCCCTTACACAATATCAATTACCTATCGATCCAGACGAAGTTGAATGTTTTGATAAGTTCCATGAAGAGTACGGCAAGTACATTAAAGCCGCACAGGCTTCTTAGAAGCATTTTGGGTGGGAGATTTTGGTTTCCCACCCAATTTTATTGGTTGACATATGATATTAAATATAGTATTATATAAACATAATAAGGCACAAGGAGTAATGGCACAATGACAGTAGCAACGGCAGAAAAAGTAGAAGTACCCGAAATTGAAGTAACTAAAGAACTTCGTGAAGAAACTTTAGATAAAATTATTGTAGCACGAGTTGGTTTGCTACTTAGACATCCTTTCTTTGGTAATATGGCAACAAGGCTTATTTTAAAAGAAGCCACTGATTGGTGTCCTACGGCCGCTACTGACGGTAAGCATTTATTTTATAGTGTTCCTTTCTTTGCTAAAATGTCTAACAAAGAAGTTGAATTTGTTATTGCACATGAAATTCTTCATTGTGTATATGATCATATGACACGTAGAGAAGATAGAGATCCACAGATACATAACATTGCCGCAGACTATATTGTAAACAATACTCTTGTTAGAGATGGTATTGGTGAAAAGCCTAGAGACATTCCAATTTTCCAAGACTTTAAATATGATGGTTGGACATCTGAGGCAGTATATGATGACATTTATAAAAAGTATGATGAAGAAGAATTAAAGCAATTAGGTAAATTGCTTGACGAACACATTGACTGGGATAAAGATTCTAAAGATAACCAATCTAAAAATGGTGCTAAAGGTAAGAAAGGTAATAAGCCTTCTTATAGCAAAGAAGAATTAAGTAAAATCCGTGATCAAATTAAAGAGAATATGATTAGTGCGGCACAGGCGGCAGGTGCTGGTAATGTTCCTAAAGAAGTAGAACGTATGATTAAGGAACTTACTGAGCCTAAAATGACTTGGAGAGAATTACTTAGAACACAGATTCAATCTACTATTAAAAACGACTTTACATTCCAACGTCCTTCACGTAAGGCTTGGCATACTGGAGTTATTATGCCTGGTATGAAAAATGATGAAACTATTGACATTTGTATTGCTTTAGATATGTCAGGTTCTATTGGTGACTCACAAGCAAAAGATTTCTTAAGTGAGATACAAGGCATTATGCAAGAATACAAAGACTACAATATCAAGGTATGGTGTTTTGATACTAAAGTTTATAACGAACAAGACTTTAGTGCAGACAACGGTATGGAATTAGAAGACTACCAGATTATGGGTGGTGGCGGAACCGACTTTATGGCAAACTGGGATTATATGAAAGAACAAGGTATTGTACCTAAACGTTTCATTATGTTCA